GATAAATTGGTAATACCATTATCAACAGTTCAATATCATCTAAAAAAAGTTAAGACACAAATCAGAAATAATTGGAATAATAACAAAGATTTATATATATAGATATATGGGTTGTCCTTGCAAAAATAAAATAACAACAATAAGCGAACAGGTAGGAATGGACCTGATACTGAAGTATGCAATCAATAATGAGGTGCTACCGACAGGGGATAGAAATATCTTATACCAATATTACGACCAAACACATAACACAAAAACACCCACAAGATGCACCACTTGTTGGGATGAATATATAAAACAAAACTTAGTAACACTATGGATGACAAGAAACGTGAGTACAAACGAACCACAAAAGTAGAACAGATTAAAAGATTGAATGAGTGTTCTGATAAGATTATAAACGAAAATATGAATTATACTATGTTCGTGGATTGGTATATGGAACATTACCAAATGTCAAAACATAATGCGTATAAGGATTGGAATAAAGTGTGGAACATTATTAAATCAAGGTTTGCATTAGATGTGGACCAACTTGTGAATAAGCAACTGCATCAGTTATATGACTTATTCAAGGAAGCAAGGGAAATAGGTGACTTTGCTACATCAAGAAAGATATTAGAGGACGTACGCAAAATACAAGGAATAAATGAACCTGATAAATTAACAATCAAACACGAAGGGGAAATAAAAATATCCTTTGGTGATGAAGAATAAAATTAAATAGGAGGAATATGAAAATTGAATTTGTAATACCCACGTGGAAAAGACCAAATAATTTGATGGTAATATTATCATCATTAGTAGCACAGACCAATCCGAATTGGAAAGCACACGTAGTTATAGACGGAATAACAAATGAATATTTTGCGGTTAAAGAGTTTTTCCAACCTGAAGACAGAATTAGATTTAGTCACATTCAAGAAGGACCCAGCGGTGATTGGGGACATACACCACGTCAATATGGATTGGATAACGCAACTGAAGAATGGGTGGTAATGACAGGTGATGACAATTATTATGTTCCAGTATTTGTAGATGAAATGCTGAAGAACTGTAGAGGAACACATTTTGTGTATTGTAATATGGTTCATAATTGGGTTAAGAATGAATATATACCATTAGACAGCGAACCAAAAGTATATAAAATTGATATTGGAAACTTTATGGTTAATACCAAATACGGAAAGGAAGTTCAATTGCAAAAGGATAAGAACGAAGCTGACGGATTATATGTAGAAGATTTTTTGAAAAAGTTTCCAGGTCTAAAACCCAAAAAAATAAATAAGATATTATACGTACATAACTGATGAAGGTTAAATTATTTAAACCACATACTAAACAGCGTGAATGTATAAACCAAATAGAAAGTTCGCAATCAAAATACATAATAATTGACTGCGGAAGACAGTTTGGTAAAAGTTTACTGGCAACAAATTTATTATTGAAATGGAACTTAGAAAAACCTAATTCAGTTTCATTTTGGGTATCACCGATATACTCACAAGCAAAAAAGGTATTTGATGAATTGGTAAAAGCACTTAAACCAACAGGACTTATTGCCAGTACAAATCGTACAGAGGTATGGATTAAATTTACAAACGGTTCAACAATACATTTTAAGTCAGCAGAAAAACCTGATAACCTGCGTGGTTATACTTTAGATTTTTTGGTGATGGATGAAGCTGCGTTTATGCGTGACAGTATTTGGGATGAAATATTACGTCCAGCAACATTAGTTAGAGGAAAAAGAATATTATTTATCAGCACACCAAAAGGTAAAAACTATTTCTATACATTATATATGAGGGGTATATCTGAGGAGTACCCTGATTACTTATCATTAAAATATACATCATATGACACACCCTTTATTACGGAGGATGAAATTAACGAAGCTAAAAATACGCTTCCAACTGACATTTTTAATCAGGAAATTATGGCTGAGTTTATTGAAGATGGCGGAGAAGTGTTCAGGGGTTATTCGCAGTCGCAAATAATAAGCAAATGGATTGAACCATTACCAACTGAAAAGTATTATGCAGGTATTGACTTAGGAAGACAGAATGACTTTACGGTGGTGACCATCATTAATAATTTCAATCAGATATGTTACATCTATAGGGAACGTAGAAACAATTGGGTGAATATAGTAGATAATATAGTAAGCATATTACAAAAGTATAATGCAAAAGCATCTATTGAGGTAAATAGTATTGGTGATGTGATATACGAACAAATCAAAAGGAAGTACAATAAAATAGAACCATTCAATACCACATCAAGTAGTAAGGATGAAATAATAAATAACCTTATAGTTCAAATTAACGACCAAATATTACTCTTACCTACTAAGGAACTATTTGAACCATTAGACACAGAATTAAGGGTATTTACATTTGAGTATAGCACCAAATCAAGGAAGGTAAGATATTTTGCACCAGCAGGTTTCCACGACGACTGCATTATGTCACTTGCAATTGCTGTGGATAGTAAGAACCATTTAATACCTAAAAAATTCGTAGTAGTATGATAAAGAAAATTATAGTAACAATAGATGATATTGATTATGAATTACCTGATGTAATAACCGTATCACATTATGCAGAGGTAATGCGTAGAATAAGTATGAGTGAAACGGAACTTGAAAAAGCTGCAGACATTATTGCTGTATTGCTACAAATACCATATCAAATTATACGTGAGTTAGAACCTGAAAAGATGGCTGACTTATCTATTTATTTACAGGAAAAAATAACTGAAAGCAATATACCATATCAAAAGACATTTAAGTTTCAAGACGTAGAATATGGTGGTTTAGATTTAACAAAAATGACATTTGGTGAGTATATTGATTTGGTATCGTATTTAAAGAATGATATATACATATATATGAATATACACAAGATATGTGCATTATTATATAGACCTATAATAAACAAAACAAAAACATCACATACGATAAAGAAGTATAACATATACGAACACGAGGAACAGAGTGAGTTGTTTAAGGACCTACCAGCAAAATACTTTTTCGGTGCGTTAAATAATGTCTATATGTATTTAAGTCAAATTAAAAAGGACTTTGAAGTATTGTTTGGTGAAGATAGGGATGACTTACCTGAGGATATAAAGAAAGAAAAGAAAGAGGAACAGGATAATAATTTACCGTGGTATAAGATGATTATGGCTTTAACAGATGACGATTTTACCAAAATAGATTACGTAACAGGAAGACCTGTCGTGGAATGCTTTAACCATTTGACATACGTAACAATAAAGAATGAGGAACTTAGACAAAAACAATTGGAACATCAAAATAAAATGAATTTGTTTAAATAGTTGAACGAAAACAAAAAATTAATATATATAGATATGAAGAATAAAACACTCAGAGGTTTTGTAAATGACCTGAAGAAAATATACGAAAAGCACGAACAAATCAAAGATTTTGGTTTTGGATTTGTGGAAGACGTAACATTTAAGAAGCAACACGAGGGTGGAGTACATTATCCTTATTTGTTTGTAATACCTGATACATCAACAGTAGATGAAAGGGAATTACAATACAGTATGAGGTTAATTATGATGGATAGGGTAGTTAATTACACAGATGAAAACTTACTTGATGTAATGAGTGATATGAACCAAATATTACAGGACGTAATAGCACAGTTCAAATACTCCTTTACTGAAGAAGACGGTGCTTACACCAAAATATATGATATTATTACACCTGTCCAACTTGAACCCTTTGCAGATAAGTTTGACGATTACGTAGCAGGTTGGTTTGCACCCATAACAATCACATTAGGTCAAGGTCTTGATAGATGTGATGCACCATTTGATAGTTTTGAATAATGGCTTTAAGTGAAACACTTTTATTTAGACAATCACTCCAGCGTTCCGCAAGGGAATGGTTGGTGGTTTATCGTGAGGTGTTGAAAGAAACAAGACCACACGGATTAGGTTTTGATGGTAATGCAAAAAGTCCATTTAGTCCTGTCAGCAGCAATAGTGTTGCATCAGGAAGAATATTAGACACAGGTTATGAAATACAAAAGACAGATAACGGTTATGATATTATTTTAGGTTTACCAGGATATATATTAGCGTTAGACCAGGGTGTTAGACCATCAACTAAGTATGGTAATAAACCATATACAGGTAGAAGGGGTGGAACATCACTATATATAAAATCATTAGTGGAGTGGATAGAAACAAAAAACATACAAACTGAATTATCAACACTGTCATTAGCATTTGCAATAAGAACAAAAATACTAAATGACGGTATTGAGGGTAAAAATATCTTATCAGAAATTAACACAAGGTTTGAGGAAAGATTTGAAAAACAAATTGCTGAAGGATTTTTTGTGAGTATGGAAAACTATTTAATAGATAATATACAAAGAATAGAAGAAAGATTTAGATAATATGGCTATAACAATAACACAACAACCACCGATTTTATCACC